TTTTCTGTAGATGTAAACTGTACGTCTGATCCGTACACACCACGATAGTTTTGATAGGCTCTAATCCATCGTAGTTCATCAGTGTATCTAGCTTTCTCAGCCTTGTAGAACTTACCCTCGACAAGACCTACTACTGTTCCTACCTTTTCATCTCTACTACTATCAGCATCTTCTTTATCTTCTACAAAAGAGGATTCCTCTTCGTCCATGTAAAGTTCGTCTGATTCAAAGATATCATCTTCTTCCATTAGTTAATCCTTAATATCCAAATGTGGGATCTGATGCTTGAAACCCTGTTCGTTGAGAATCTGGGTTGAAATCAAATAAGTTGCTTCTGGGTCTAGTCATCACACCGTATCGCAAAGCATCGTACAGGTGGTCTTCTGAGTTGGTGTCCACGTCTTCGGGGTTCTTTTTATCTAAAGGTATGGACGGTAGTTGAGAGATAAGATTTGTGCAGTTATTAAATATAACAAGCCTGGGTTCCTCTGTAAACTCATCTACTTGTAATCTTCTGTGTAGCTCGTTTTTACCTGCTACACGAGAGCCTCTTGATCTATCTGCAGGACGCCATCTACATCCTTTCATGATCATCTGCTCTGCTAGGCTAGGACCAGTGTCACCTCTTTTGTGCCAGAGTGAAGAGTCTAAGACACCGTACCTTATTTTTTCTCCTTCTTCCAATTCCAGGATCATGTCAGCCAAGTCAGTCGCTATAACCTTAGAAACGTACAACTCCCTGTAGACAATTAGCTGTTCAGACCCTGGAACTATTGCTATCCATACAACGCCTGTGTAAGATCCGTATCCGTAGTCACAGGCTCTAAAACGAGTCCAGTTAGAGGGGATATCGTAGGGGTCAACTACGTGTATCTTTCTGTTGAACTCTGGGAATGCTGAACCCTCGTTTATATCCCAGTCACCTTCTAGTAGTTGTCTCCTCTGGTGTTCAGGAAGAGATAGAAGGTTTGCTTCGTACATCCCATCCTCAGATAGGTAGGGATTATCAAACAGGGTTGCAGGTATAAACTTTCTTCTAAATAAAGGTTCACCCTCTCTTGAGTGACCTTTAGGCCATGTAATTATTTCACCTTCTTCATCAGTTGCCCAGAAAGCTTTTCCTGGAGGACTGGGTTCTATAAAGTGTTTTCGTACCCACTGATGTCCTGGCCCCCCAGGGTTGCTAGTCGCTCTCATATAGAGTGGCAATCCACTTGCTTTTGTAGCACGTAACCTTGATCTCATGTAAGACCAAGCGTAACTGGAGGGCCATTGGGTTAACTCATCAAAGCCTATCCAGTTAAAGGCTTGACCTTGATATCTCATAACGTCATCGTCACGATCAAGGTATGACATCCAGAGTGTTGCACCGTTAGGTGCTACCCAAGTCTTATCTCTTTCCATGAACTTTATTCCTGGAACAGCCTTTGGGTAAAGCTGTTTACTTACAGATATAAGTTCTCGTAACTCTTCTGTACTCCTACGAACAAGTAACATTCGTGAATGTGGATTCGTAAAATATCTAACTGGATCAGCCACCATCGAATACGACTTACCACCACCTGCTGCTCCTCCGTATAGTACCTCTTGTTCTGTTGAAGCTAGAAACTTAGTTTGTGGACCTGGGTTAGGTTCAAATATGACCTCTGGTTTGTCCACAGAAAGGGCATCGTTCTCCAGGTTCGAGGGAGAGGTAGTCTTCGTCTTCGTTAAGATCTCTGGTGTTTCTACCACCAATTCTTTTTTCTTCGATCTTCTGGCTTTTCCTTGCCGCTTCTTTATATTTTTTGGCATACTGCTTGTAGTTCGAGGAAGCTCTACGCCTTTTTTCTTCCATTCTGACACGTTTGTATAACCCTACATGTGATATTTCTCTACCAGATTCTTTAGATAACCAAGCTGCTACTTTTCTTACACTGTACTCTTGAAGAAATAGTTTAGCTTTTTCTAGTAACTCTAACTCTTCAGGGATCGGTAGCAGTAAGTCTGGATCTGTTTCATCTTGTTTGTAACCAAAGGGTACGTGTCTTCCTACTCTTACGACAGGATACCACTCTCCTAGTTCCCCTTGTAGTGGTATCTGCCAGTCAACTTTGGTTGGGTGGTCTGCTGTTGTAGCTCTTTTACTCATCTTCTTTCGCAGGTAAAATAAATAAAGGTTCTGATGTCTTTACTTCTACCTTGTCTGTTTTAGTAAATCCTGCACGATCTAATATATCTTTAGCTGCTAACATCTTTTCTTTTACACCTAGATCAGTAGGATCTTTCATAACAGAAAACATTGTGTAAGCTGCTTTGGTTGAAGACTGTGCTATAAACTTTTTTGTAACGTCTGCTATCTCATCTGTCAGGCTGTTGACAACAGAAGTAGAGGCCACGCTGTCAGCATACCCTGCTAGTTTCTTAGCTTGCACAGGATCTCCTTGTGCCTCTTCAAACAGCACGTCTAAGAACTTCTGTTGTTTTTCTGTTAAGTTTCTAGCCATTTAGTTCACCATGTAAATTATAAACCCTAGCATTCCTGCTCCAGTTAATATTATTAAAATAGAGAGAGTCCAAGTAACTATTGCTTCTTGTATCTCTGCTTTGCGGTACTCCTGATCTTTCTTCTGCTTACGTATTTTACCTTCAGTGGCTACAAGTTCATCCCAGGCAGATGGCCCCATACTAAAACTAATCCAGTCCTTTAGCTCTTTTCTCATGGCTTCGGCTTTCTTCTTAGCCGTAAAGATTTCTAGAGCTTCTGCCTCAACAGATTGTCCATTGAGTGCTTTCCACCAAGGTGGATTCTTGTTTTTCTGTTCAGCGTAGGACAGATCACTCATTGCACCTGCCCATTGGGTCAACTGTCCTGACATATCTTGGAGGTCTTTACCTACCTGAAAGCCT